AAAGGTGTCCGGTGATGCATGGGTGTACGGCAATGCAAAGGTGTCCGGTGATGCATGGGTGTACGGCAATGCAATGGTGTCCGGTGATGCAAAGGTGTCCGGTGATGCATGGGTGTCCGGTGATGCAAAGGTGTCCGGTGATGCATGGGTGTACGGCAATGCATGGGTGTACGGTGATGCAAAGGTGTCCGGTGATGCATGGGTGTCCGGTGATGCAAAGGTGTCCGGTGATGCATGGGTGTACGGCAATGCATGGGTGTACGGTGATGCAGATTACGCCACTATTCATGGATTTGGTACTCAATTCCGCACCACTACGTTTTTTAGATGCAAAGATAAAAAGGTCAGAGTTGCATGCGGATGTTTTTTCGGAACTATTCCAGAATTCCGAGAACAGGTAAAAGATACCAGAAAAGGGAAAATCGCAGAAGAATATCTGGTGATTTCCGATTTGATGGAAAAGCATTTTGAGGTGAAAAGCAATGAATGACATAGAAGAATACATTGAAAAAAACGCACAGGTTCATCAGTTTGCCGCAGAAGTGGCAAGAATCATATCTGGTATCCCACAGATGCCAGAGTTCTCAAACGAGCGCCTGACAGTATCAGATGTGAGTAAAATGACAGGCATTCCTACACCATCTGTCAGAGCAGGAATCATCTATGGATGGCTGCCTATCGGTACGGCGTATCGTGGGAATAAAGTGATTCACGACAGAAAAGGTTCTGGCAGAATAGAATTTGTTATCTCTCCAAGAAAGCTCTGGGAAGAAACAGGATATGTCTGGAGAGGGAAAGAAGCATTAAAGCGATAGTGCCCCGGAGGGAGCCGAAACCTCCGCCCCGGAGCGTTGCACCAACTAAACCACACTTAGTAGGTACAGGTTAATTATAACTTCGTATCTGCTAATTGTAAATACCAAAAAAGGAGAAATTAGCACGATATGAGCAGAAATAGCACAAATAAATGTGAAAATGTTCCGACATGGGACGAACTTGAGTTCATTCTTGCGACAGAAATTGTCGAAGAAAGTAGAAAAAAAGCAAGAAAATGGTTCACGGCATGGATTGTGACCGCAGCCGCACTGGTGGCAAGCAATCTGGCGTGGATTATGGGAGAAATGAAATGAAAGAATATATGCTGATTGCTGTTTGCATGCTTGCCGGGAAATATGTGGACATACCTATTTGGCTGAACATCTTTTTTGGCATCTCGGCAGCATGGGCGGTTCGCCAGATGAAAGCAGACTGGCAGTAGGAAATAAGGAGGATAAAGAAATGTTCGAGAAAGAAATTGACGAAATTTATGAACTCTGTAAAAGAGTTGCTAATGAAGTTCCGACAGCAAGTGCCACATTCAACTATTCAATTTATGGTATGAGCGTATTTGGACTCAAAAGGAAGGAAGATGTTTGCCTTCCCAAAGACAAATTTAAATGGGATTTGTACCAAAACGTATCTTTTAATCCATTTTACGAGAAAGAAAGCCGTGAAAAGCTTAATAAAATCAAAGCATTCTTACTGGAACTTCTGATAGATGGGAAGTGTCCGAATGAGTAAACAAGTAGCAATTATGAAGCTTCTTCCCAGTCTGGAGATAGCAGGATGTATTAATGAACTGCTCAGAGAGCTTCAGTCCAGAGGGGATTACATTCTGGATTATGAGAACTGCGATATGTCACTGGACCATATCGAATACCACAAAGCCGAAGATATCGGCGGAGAGAAGTTCGGTGATGCATCAGATAACCTTTATTGTTTCTTTAAGGCGGTGTAAGTATGGACGAGCGCATTCAGGAAGTATTGAGATTAATCGACATACAACTTGCTACAGTGCCTGATAATCCAATTGAAGAGCAGTATAAGGCAAGAACATTGGCGAGCTATGTACAGGCTCTAAATGGGCTTTTAACGGCTCAGAAATCGTATAAGGAGGGAAGTTTATGATAACTCTTGAAGCAAGCAGATTTATGGTGGCATGTGAAGATTATGAATCTAAGGTATTTATTCGAGATCGTAACGGTATTAAAGAAGTTACGGAATCTATGAACGACGAGGATAAAAATGAACTGATAAGTGATTTAATATACGTCGTTTCAAAACTGGTCAAAGAGAGGGGATGCTCATGAGTAATTTTGAAATCCGTATTCCGGCAAGGAAGAAACAGCCTGTAACCGATAAGGATAACCCAGTTGTGAAAGTATCAGCAGGTGCATACAACGCACTGGTTGAAATTTATAACGAATCAACCTTATCAATGAAAGATATTGCGAGTTTGCTGATTATTGAGAGCAGTAAGCATGTGGTTTATGACAAGGAGGAATAGTAATGAATATATATGAGAAATTAGGGATTATTCAGTCAAAGCTAAAAGCCCCTAAAGGACAGTATAATTCCTTCGGGAAGTACAAATACAGAAGCTGTGAGGACATTCTTGAAGCAGTAAAGCCGCTTCTGGCAGAAACAAAGACAGTATTATGTATCACTGATCAGATGGAAGTGGTCGGAGACAGAATCTATGTAAGAGCAGAAACGCATTTAAAAGATGCAGAGGATTCTTCTTCTGAAATCGTAACAGTTGCTTATGCAAGGGAAGAAGAGTCAAAAAAAGGCATGGATTCTTCCCAGGTTACAGGCGCAGCGTCATCTTATGCAAGAAAGTACGCACTGAATGGTTTGTTCTGCATTGATGACAACAAAGACAGTGATTCTACTAATACAGGTAGTAGTGGGAAAGCAGCAGCTAAAAAGCCAGAATCAAAAGAACCTGTTGAGATGATTACTTCAGAAAATGTAATGAGCATCCAGAATATCATTGACAAATATCCGAATTCTAACTTGTTTGAACAGATTAAAACTCGTTTCAAGGTAGACGATGTGAAAGGACTCACAAAAGAAAAAGGGCAAAAATGTCTCAAAATGTTGATTGAGTACGATAAACAGCATAGTGGAAAGGAATAAAAAATGAACAAAGTTATTCTTGCAGGACGATTTACAAGAGATCCAGAAGTCAGATATACAAATGATGGAACATCAATCGCAAGATTTTCCATTGCAGTCAATAGAAGATTTGTAAAAGAGGGTTCTGATCAGAAAGCAGATTTCTTGAATTGCATCGCTTTCGGAAAGTCGGCAGAATTTATCGAGAAATATTTTTCTAAAGGAATGAAAGCGGACTTATCCGGGAGAATCCAGACCGGCAGTTACACCAATCGTGATGGACAGAAGGTATACACAACAGACATTGTTGTGGAAGAAATTGAGTTTGGCGAAAGCAAAGGTTCTAATCAGAGTCAGCAGAAGCCGGAGACGCCGCATCCAGAAACAGACCCAGACGGATTTATGAGTATTCCAGATGGAATTGATGAGGAGATGCCGTTTGCATGATACAAATTGACAGTAGAGAACATCAGAAAGTTATTGATGGCATTAAAAAGGTATTTGACGAGGCAGGAGAAAAATGGTTCGTGTCAAAGCTGTATGTAGGTGATTACATGAATTATGATAACCCGCGTTTGGTAGTTGATAGAAAACAGAACCTTGCAGAGTTATGCGGAAATGTATGCCAGCAGCATGAAAGATTCCGATCTGAAATTATCCGGGCAAACGAAGCAGGAATAAAGCTCATATTTCTGTGCGAGCATGGAAAAGGAATTGAAAAGCTGGACGATGTTCTCTGGTGGGAGAATCCCAGGGCGAAGAAACGGGTTAAGAAAAATGGTATCTGGATTGAGCAGGAGCAGAAAGTTATGCACGGCGATACGCTGTACAAAATTCTCTGCACAATGCAGAGAAAATATGGCGTTGAATTCCTATTTTGTGACAAGAAAAATACTGGAAAACGAATAATGGAGATTCTGTCGGATGAACAAAGAAACAATTAAACAGCAGAACAGTATGAGAGATGTTCTTTCCAGATACGGAATGATTCCGAACAGAGCAGGTTTCATATGCTGCCCCTTTCACAATGAAAAGTCAGCGTCCTGCAAAATCTACGATGATTCCTTTTATTGTTTCGGCTGTGGTATGACTGGCGACATATTTACATTCGTCCAGAACATGGATAATTGCGATTTTAAGACAGCTTTTCAGATTCTTGGCGGAACATACCATAAACCTGATTTTTCGTCCAGAATGGCAATATATCACGCTCAGAAGCAAAAAGAAATGAGAGAGAAAGCAGAGCGGAAGAAAAAAGAAGAATTGCAGGAATGTTTGTCCGATATTGACTTTTACAGGTCTGTTCTTGGCAGAGTAAGGCCATTATCAGATGGATGGTGTGAAGCATGGAACAAATTACAGCTTGCATTATATAAGCATGGATTCATAACAGGATTGGAAGAAGGTGATTAAAGAAAATGGAACAGATTAACAAGCTCACATCAGAATCAATTCTGGAAGAAGAAGTGTTTAATGAGATATTCAAGCAAGAAGATGAGATTTACAAGGCACGTTTGACATTGACGCTTCTGGACAGGGCAAAAGAGCTTGGAGTAAAGAAGAAATTTGAGGATCTGTTAAAAGTCTACACAAAAGTACATAAGCAGATCCTTGAGAAAGAAAAACAAGAGAAACCTGTATCCACATTAAATCAATGGACAAATTTCTCTGATTGCGAATATGACCGCATGAAATGTCTCAACTGGATGGCAGATGATGAGGGAATCAGGATTTCAAATACAAATCCAGGATCACCGGATATTATAGCCTGTTATCATCCGATTCTTCCAATCGAACGAATGAAAAACATGGAGACTGGAGAAGAGCAGATTAAGCTTGCATATAAGCGAAACGGTAAATGGTCTGAAATTATCGTTCCAAAGACAATGATTACATCCGCGACTAAAATCGTAGGGCTGTCAGCGTTGGGAATTTCAGTCACTTCGGAAAATGCGAAGTATCTGGTCCGGTATCTGTCAGACGTAGAAAATGCCAATGATGATTATATCAACATCCAATATTCTTCTAGCAAAATCGGGTGGATTCGAGATTATTTTCTGCCTTACGACAAGGATATCGTATTTGATGGTGATATGAGATTTCGGCAGTTATACGAAAGTATCAGTGTAGGCGGCAGCAGAGCAGAGTGGTATGAACATGTAAAAAGGGTTCGTGCTACTGGAAGAATCGAACCAAAAATCATGTTGGCTGCAAGTTTCGCAAGCATTCTAATTAAACTGGTTGGTGCTCTTCCATTCTTTGTAGACTTATGGGGAGAAACAGAAGGTGGTAAGACTGTAACGCTTATGCTAGGGGCTTCTGTCTGGGCGAACCCTGGAGAATCCAGATACGTAGGAGATTTTAAAACAACCGATGTGGCCCTGGAAGCAAAATCCGATATGCTCAACAACTTACCGCTGATCCTGGACGATACTTCAAAGGTGTCGGCTAAAATCCGAGATAATTTCGAGGGAATTGTGTACGACCTGTGTTCTGGAAAAGGAAAGAGTCGCTCCAACAAGGAGCTGGGTGTTAACCGGGAGAATCGCTGGCAGAATTGTATCCTTACTAACGGTGAACGTCCACTGGCCGGGTATGTCAGCCAGGGCGGAGCTATTAACCGAATTATTGAGGTTGAGTGTTCCGAAAAGATATTTGATGATCCACAGCTTACCGCAGATACTCTTAAAAAGAACTACGGATACGCAGGAATCGATTTTGTGAATGCAGTTAAGGAAATGTCCATTGACGATATAAAAGCCATACAGAAGCATTTTCAGAGCCTTATACAGGATGATGATAAAATGCAGAAGCAAAGCATATCAATGAGCATTATCCTGGCAGCAGATAAAATCGCAACAGATCAGCTATTCCATGATGGCCAGTACATTGACATTGAGACGGCGAAGAGCCTCCTGACAGAGAAAGAAATGGTTTCTGAAAATGAACGTGCCTACTGGTTTGTACTTGATAAGATTGCCATGAACGGAATTAAATTCGACGATAACCCAGATATCAAAACAGAAAGATGGGGAATTATTGACAATGACCCGGTAGAGAAAACGTCGACTGCAATAATCTATAGTGTAGCGTTTGATGATCTGTGCAAAATTGGAAGATTCTCTCGTAAAGCATTTTTATCATGGGCTGTTAAGAAGGGACTTGTGGAAACCGACAGTAGAGGTTATCCGACCAAGGCGAAGAAACTGGACGGAATTGTTACAAAATGTGTGTTCTTGAAAATTGTAGATGAAATTCCGAAAGGATTTGTGAATTGTAGTGATGATTTTGAAATTACGGACGATATTGTGTTTGATTAACAAACAATTCGTTCAAAAGGTAACCGGGTAACCTAAGTAACCTTTGATTCTGTATATATATATTTGAGTATTTATATGCACATATTGAGTATAAAAGTTTCCCTATATGAGAAAGTCAGGGTTACTCGGTTACTCGGTTACCTACCTGTAAAATCAATGGTTTACACGAATTAGTACGGTTACTTTACGGTTAACAAAGGTTACTTATATTAAAATAATATAAATATATTATATTTATAAAATAAAATTAAATAGAGCGTATACAGTACATTGTATACAATATTCAAAGGAGATGATAAAAATAAAAGTAGAAGCAAAGGATATTCCGTATATTCAAAAATTTATGACTGAATTTTGGAAAGCTATAAAAGATTTCTATTCGGCCGAACTTACAGATGAATATTCCAAGCAGGCTACTGATCGTCTGATAGAGCTTGGAGAGTATGCGGAAATGTGCCCTGATAATAATGATAAACAGTTTATCAAGAATTGTCTAGTTGCTTTTAATAAGCTGTTAGATTCTAAACAGAGGAAAGTGATGCAGAAAGAGATATAGGGCGTTGCTGAAGATGATGTTCTGGTGCAGATCGCAAGACCAAGACTGGATGTTGATTTGAATTTATGTTCATTTTGAAAGGAGTATCAAATGATTGATTGCAAAGGAAACAAGTTAAACATTGGTGACGAGGTTGTATATATTCACGGCAAAAACTCAGATTCCCGATTACAGACCGGATTCATAACAAAATTTTATAAAAGTTATTATGGGCGTGATGAATGTAGCGTAGGAAAAGCGACTCATATTTTAAGCCATAGAGTAATGAAGCTCAGTTAAAAGGAGAAAGAAACATGAAACTGTATGACGTATATGACGGTTCAAAGTACATCGGGGAGCTGACGCTTGCTGAAATATCGGAATTGACAGGAAAGACAAGAAGCCAGATATCGCAGGCAATCAGCGGGGCATATGACATTAACGGAAGATATGCGGCCATATATGAGGGACAGCAAACAATCGCATACTCAAACAAGAATGATCGAAGGATGTTGATGGAATTTGATGCTCTGGCAGGCAAAATAAGGAGGGCAGCCGGATGGGAAAGTTAAAAATCAAGCAGAAAAAGAAAGCATTCATTCCGTATACGAATCAGCAGGCTCATATATTTGCGCAGTCTATCCAGAACTGCCAGAAAGAGTTAAAAGAGATGGAGCTGAAAGCCTTTGATGATGGGTTCGAGGATGGAAAGAACTGGTCTGACGTGCTGAATTTTGTAATCTTGTTTTATGTAATACACGAATTGCACGGATGGGGATGGAAACGTTACATGAAATCTGTAAAAAGAATTAATAACTACATCAATGATATTAATTCTGGAAAAACATCATTGTCTGAAATGGTTGATGATTTGGAAAAGAAGCATCACATTCGGATTTGTGATGATTATAAGGAGTTAATCAAGAGATATGGAGCGTAAAGCTGCGCCGATGATTTATATGCAGAATAACGGACAGGTAGCATTTGGCTAAATGAAAGTGAGGATGAGAAATGAAAATTATGTTAAAAGAAATCAGCAGAGACGATTTAAAGGTAGGAGATACCGTTGGAATTGCCAGGGAAGTAAGATGTGGGTGGGGAACCAGCTTCCGACACAGACGTATTTATCCGGCGACGATTGTAAAAATCACCACAAAGAGAACCAAAATCGAGACAGACCAGTTCGGAGAACATGATAAATACGAAATATTCTACGAATATGACAATAACGCCAAGAAAGAAACAGAGTTGGCAGAGAAGTTCGTGAAGATAAAAAATGCAATATATAAACTTGACCAGTTCAGGAACGTACCTGGACTGAGACATCTTAGAGATGAAGACATTCTCGAAATGGCGGATTACGCAGAAAAAATAATGGAAATTTTAGACAGTTACAGAAATGAATAACGAATCCTCGGTAAACCGAGGTTGTATCAAAATTAGAATGGTGAATTGATACATAAATAAATACAGAAATCATGGAGGACTGCACAATAGCGTGCCAGTTGCTTACATGGGGAAAGTGAGGATGGAAATGGGAAAATTAAAACCTTGTCCGTTTTGCGGAAAAGAGATAGATACAGAGAAAAATGTATACATTCCAGACAGAGACTGGGCACCGTCTTTTTACGATCCTGACAGCGGGGGAAATCCAATAGCCATTCACTGTGAATGCGGATTAACATTTTGCACAGACACATGGGATTGGAAGGAAGCTGTTGAAATATGGAATAAAAGAGTAAACAAGGAGGACGCAAAATGAAATTCAAAAGTAATGCAAAATACAACAAAGAACTTAAAACCGGAAGTATTTTCTCTTTAAAAAGCAATTCTCTGGGAATCGTTATTCACAAATATGTTGGTTGTGGAGATTCGCTGTTTCTTAGTAGCAGCACACTGAACATTGACAACTACGATCTTGAAACAGAAGATTTTGACGAAGCTGTCAGTAAAGCGAAAGAAATTATCATGAGTAAAGTTAAGAAAATCAGAGAGGATGCTTACAAATTCTATTCAGACAACAATATTGAATTTGACAGATAAGAGGAGGACAAAAAATGAGCTACTGTGACGGAACTTGTAAGTATCTGAATGCAAGAAAACACAAATGCGAATTGACAGGAGAAAAACTCGCATACATGAAATACAGTAATGCTGTAATTAAGTGTTCAGTGCATGAACACAGGGGATTCTGTGAGAAAGACAAGGAGGACGCAAAATGTTAATCAGAAGTCAGAATAAAATGTCTCTGGTAAAGTTTGAGAATATTGTTGTGAATATCAACAATATCAATGGCAAAGAAATCATTTGTTGGAGTCAGATGAATCCAGGAGAAGATGAATATATTTCATTGGGTCATTATTCCGCCAAAGCAAAAGCCATGAAAGTACTGGATATGATTCAGGAAGCCTATGGAGATTCGGAATACACAAAATATGTAATTCCAGAAGTATGTAGGATGTTAAGTATGAAACCAAAAACGGAAGAAAACAAAGCACATGCTGGAGAACTTGGAGAAATGCTCAAAAAAGGAATGACATTCCAGATGCCAGAGGATAGTGAGGTGGAAGTATGAGCCATATTAAAGACAGATTAATTCAATTGAAGAATGAGGTGCAAAACACAGGGAACGGAGCTTATTTCTCGAAAAATAATATCTCAAAAATTGTAGAATTACTTCTTGCTGATCTGGAAGAGAATGAGAAAGAAAATGGATGGATTCCGGTCAGTCAGAGATTGCCAGAAGAACATGATTCTATATTTGCGAAATTCAAAGGAACGGACAACTGGAAAAGAGGAATGTTCGAGAAAACATCTAAATACGTGATTGCTACAGTTGCGTTTGACGATGGAACAGTATTGGTAGAGCAGGCGCATACTACTGATGGAATTTGGAGAACGGATAAAAAAGTTTTAGGCGGAACAGTAGTTGCATGGATGGACTATCCAGAACCATATAAGGAGGACTAATAAATGTTGGAAATAAAACGTTGCGAAGGAAACGGGCAAGGTAGTTGCAAAAGATGTGACGATAAAGGCATCTGGAACAGACACTGGACGTGCTTCTTATACAAGATAGAGGGGCTTGAAGGCTGTTACTGTAGAAAATGCGTAAAGGAAATCATGCGGGAGGAGGACTAAACATGACAGTAAAGCAGTTATTGGACATTATAGATAAGAAAACAATGGTAGAAGTCAGAGGCGAGCACGACTGTGAACTTATATTTTCTACAAACAGAAATTACAGACACTATACAAAAGACATTTTTGAAGAGATAAAAGAAAATACAGTCACACAGATTACTGCATTCGAAGAAGATCTGATTGTTATTTATATTGATTCTGAGATATGGAGGGAATAATCAATGGAAATGTCAATTTTCAAAAAGGACGGGAAGACCTACACCAGATTCAAGGTCACGCTAAAAGAGTTTAAATCTTGGCAGGCTTTACTCGAGATAAAGTATTGTATTGATACATCAGAGCCGGTCAAGAAAAACAGCAGATACATTTATTTCGAAAAAGAGGGTGACTGGATTAATGGGATATTGTAAATTAGAATGTCCGGACGGCGAAACAGAGTGCTGCATCTGCTGTGAAAAACAGGATTCCTGCCAGTGCAGATGTGACGATATAGACAGTTACGAATATGCAGAGGAGTGTGAAGAGTATGAAACTGATTGACGCAGACGAATTAATTGAATACATTAAAGCTTTTGAGATTGGCACAAGTATTAGTTCTGACCAGAAAGAGTTTATTGATTGTGTTAATAAACAGCCGACAGTTTTTGATGTAGATAAGGTTGTGGAGCGGTTAGAAGAAGAAGAGAAGAGAGCATTTAAACTATGTTTGGGAACTAATGACAGCACGCAAAGGCTGAAATACATTGAAAAAGAACAGACGATAGCTTTAGCAATCGAAATTGTAAAAGGTGGTGGAGTTGAATGAGAGAAATTCTTTTCAAGGCAAAGCGGATTGATAATGGTGAATGGATTGAGGGAAGTCTCATAGATTTAGATATTGACAGCGGATATTGTTATATTGTTCCGCCGTATAAAAAAGCAAGTATATTGCCAATCAACTTTTTGATAACAGGCAGAATGGAATTGGTTGCTTCAGAAACCATCTGCCAGTTCACGGGACTTTACGACAAGAACGGTAAAAGAATCTGGGAGAATGATATTATCAAATATCATTTCGGAGAAATCTGTGCTCCAATCAAATATGGATGCTATCAAAATTGTTTTGATTCTCAGAAAACAGAACATGTCGGATTCTATGTAGATTGGTCGGATGACAAATGCCTTAGAAAAGATTTAGGGTTTTGGATTAACATGGTAGGCACTATGCAAGTTGGAAACATTTTCGACAATCCAGAATTATTACAGGAGGAACACAAATGAGTAGTGCAAGCGTAAGATTCGGAACAAAAGCGTATGTATGCGCAAGGTACTTCCTCAGACCGGGAAAGTGCTTCAAATACATCGACCAGCGTGGCGAAGATACCACGGAACACATCTATGAGGTCATGGCGTTATATCCTTATTGTGTATTGTTAAGAGATACCAGAAACGGAGTCAGAACTTGTCCGGGATATAATACTTTAAGTCTGATGTTGAGAGGAAGTGAAGTGGGTGAGTAAATCAGTATTGGTAATAGATACACCAGAAACTTGCTTAGATTGTAGATTCTGTTATGAATTAGATGAAGGTGTTGAAGCATGTTGTTCAATCTCAGATGACGATAAAGACGCAAATATTATGAAGAAAATTGATTGTAAATATGGATATTGTCAAGGTAAACCTGATTGGTGTCCATTGAAGCCACTGCCGGAGAAGAGCACTGCCGAGAATGATATGACGGATTATCAGTGCGGGATGGTCGATGGCCGAAATCAGTGCATTAATGAGATTATAGGGGGAGAATGATGCATGGCAATAAATATAAACGAAACTGTGAAAAAGTGTAATGTTTGTGGCAAATGGAAAACCACAGCGTATGAACTGGATTATCCGATACTTAATGATAGCTGCTTAGGTATCCGAAAACAATTTTTTATTTGCGAAGAATGCGCGAAAAAGCGCGAAGAAAATAATATATTTTTGTGAGGCGAAATAGATGATTGATTTAACAGGAAAAAGCGTATTCGTAAAAACGCAGGAAGAATATTCTAAAATTTTAAGAATAGCAAGATTACAGGGCTTTAAGTGGTCAGGAGGGAATCATTTAAACGTAATCGATATTCCGCTTCCAAACATGTTGAATTTTCATGATGAAAGAATAGCAACTTATAACAGTGACAAGAAAAAAAATGTATGATGCACATGAAATAGTTGCATGTGAAGAAAAAATCGAGGAAGCAATGGCCCACGTTAAGTATTTTGCGAATAACAAAAACAGAATGTCATTAACAGATAAAGTTATTGAATCAATGTTGTTACTTGTAAACACCGTAGAAAGTCAATTGGAAGAGGTGAAGTAGATGGAAAGATTAACAGAATGGGAAAATGGTAGTGTCACATATAACGAAAAACGAGAGATTGAATGTGGTGAATATTGTGATAGCTGCTCACAGGGCGCAGGAAATTGCGAAACAGTAGAGAATATGATTAAAAAGCTTGCCACTTATGAAGACTTAGAAGGAAAGGGCTTGCTTGTGAGATTACCGTGTAAGGTTGGAGACACGGTTTGGGTGGTAACATCGCCAATTAATGTGTTTGGTTATGATGAATATGATGGAGATGCGGAATATGAAGTATATGAATCTTTTTTATCAAGCGTATCTTATTATGCGTCTGGAGAACAATTCAGAATTTACGCAAAAGTAACGAATAGTTTTATTGTGGCATACTTTAGAGAATGTGATTTTGGAGAATCTATATTCCTCACCCGTGAAGATGCTGAGAAGAAGTTGGAGGAGATGAAGAAATGAAACCAGAAGAAGCATTAAAAGAATTAAGTTATGGTGACACAGCCTATGGTGGTAACTGTACTTATGAAGTTAGAATGGGAGCCATTAAAGCGTTAAAAAAGCAGATTCCGATGAAACCAAATAATATGAAATCTATTTTTGATTTTTCTGGCAGATATTATACGACAAAAGGTAACTGTCCAGTTTGCAACAGTGAGGGACTTTATAAATCAGATTTTTATTGCAATAAGTGTGGACAGAAATTAGATTGGGAGGAGTGAAATAAATGAATCTTAGAAAAGCTACATTAACCGACTATGGAGTGCCGCCGGATGATATACCGGCGCTTCAAAGTCATTTCAGACACCTTGACGAGAATGACAAGTACAATCTTCTGCAAGTGTCAATCAAATATGCGCCAGGCATAGAAACGCAGATATACGACAGCATAGTGAACTGTATAGGATACCGGACAATGGAACGATTCCGAGATATGCCGGTATCCGAAAATGATTTCTACGGATATAAACGCAAAACTATGGCAGAATATTATCACTTGGCAAAATTGACCGGAAGATTATAAAATTGATAAAAAACTAAAAGTGGTGTAGAGGTACATAACCCCTAGTGTGGTATTATAGTGTATATAACTATAACTATGCTAGGGGATTTTAATTCAGAAAGGATATGATTGGATGTTGATAGGATGGCAAACGAGGAAAATTTAAAACCTTTTAAACCTGGTCGAAGCAGTGAGGAAGCAGCGAAAAACGGTCAAAAAGGCGGCATTGCTTCTGGTCATTCTCGCCGTCAAAAGAAAACCCTTTCTGAATTAGCAAAAATGATAGCTGAGAACCCTGCCCCGACTGCCGCAAAGAAGAAACTCACAAAGATGGGAATATATGATGAGGATGCAAATAATAATGCCTGTATTGTAGCTGCTGTATACGATAAAGCTATTAAAGGAAATATGCAGGCGGTGGACAAATGGGAACAGTTGGTAGCTGTATCAAAATCAGACGAAAGCAAATATGAACTTCCTGCCAGAGTACTTGGCAAGGCGTTCGTGGATATTAACCGACAGATTAAGCCTAATATTGAATATGTATTTGAGGGCGGTCGAGGTGGTCTGAAATCTTCATTTGTGGCTTTTAAGATTGTTGAACTTATCAAGAATAATCCTCAGATGCACGCCTGCATTACAAGACAGGTGGCCGGCACTCTGAAAGATTCTGTATATGCTAACATGAAATGGGCTATCAATGAACTGGGATTGATGGAAGAATTTGAATGCAAGGTGTCGCCACTTGAAATCAAGTATATTAAGACGGGACAGACAATATACTTCCGTGGTCTGGACGATGAAACCAAACTGAAATCTATTAAGCCAGAGTTTGGATACATTGGAATCCTCTGGAAAGAGGAAAAAGATCAAATGAAGGGAGACGCTCAGGAGCGTTCTGTTAATCAGTCAGTGCTTCGTGGTGGCGATGAATCCTATGATTTTTCATCATATAACCCACCAAAATCAAAATCAAACTGGGTAAACAGGATCAAGCTCACGCCTAACCCGAAAAGAGTTATCCATCATTCGAGTTATCTGGAAGCTCCGGCGGAGTGGCTCGGACAGAAGTTTATTGACGATGCAGCGCATCTGAAAGAAATCAATCCAGAAGCCTATGAGCATGAATACCTGGGTGTTCCAAATGGTGACGGTGGAAACGTATTTGAATATCTGGAAATCAGAGATATTACAGATGAAGAGATCAGTCACATGGACAAAATATTTCAGGGGTGTGACTGGGGATTTTTTCCTGATCCGTATGCTTTTATTCGTTTGTATTACAATCATAACACTGAAAAGATATATCTCATTGATGAAATTTGCGAAAATAAATGGAGCAATAGGAAATCAGCAGACGAGATTCTAAAAAGAAAATATGATGATTATACTATTACTTGCGATTCTGCTGAACCTAAATCAATCAATGATTATAGAGATTTTGGACTCCCGGCAAGGGGCGCAATAAAAGGGCCTGGGAGTGTGGAATATTCTATGAAATGGCTTCAAACAAGAACTATTGTTATTGACCCTAAGAGAACGCCTAATGCTTATAAAGAGTTTTCGGAATACGAATACGAAAGAGATAAAGACGGAAACGTTATAAGCGGATATCCTGATGAGAATAACCATTTAATCGATGCCTGTAGATATGCAACAGAGTCGCTATGGAGGAGAAGAGGAAACAATGCATAATGAGTAAAATAGGAATAGAACTACCGAAAGAGTATTCGGATAGATTTGACAAATTGCGTCAGAATCGAGTAGAAGTCAGCTTTTACAAATATGGCACAGCAGCAGACAACTTTGGAATGAAATTAGTAGATGCACTTGAATCACACGATATGTGCATTAAAAAATATAAAGAAACTGGAAACACAGAATATCTTTGCGATGCAGCAAATTATCTCATGTTTGAATTTATGTATCCACAGATTCCGAATGCATTTTTCAAAGCAACAGATAGCGGAGAGAGTGCCGGAGTTGCCGGGACGCCAATAAATCAGCTAAAAGAAAAATGGTGACTAAATGGGACTTATAACAACGCTAAAAAGGTGGTTTAACATGATTTTCAAAAAACAAGCCGAAGAGGACTTTAATATCCAGGCGGCAGAATTCCCGGAGATGGAATCACTGATTAACCGGTGCGCGAACATTTACAGGGGAGCACCGGAATGGCTAGATGACAAGAATAACATCAAGACGATTAATTTTGCTAAATCTGTCTGTTCAGAAACAGCACGGCTCGCAACACTGGCGATCGGTATTCAGATAGATGGTTCTGCAAGGGCAGCATGGTTGCAGGAGCAGATTGACAAGGTATACTTCCAGATTCGTCACTGGGTAGAATACGGCTGTGCTTACGGAACAGTATTTATCAAGCCAAACGGCGAGAGCCTTGACGTATTCACTCCGGCAGACGTGATGATTGTGGATTACGATAATCAGGAAATCAAAGGGATTATATTCAAGGACTCTTATACGGTTGGACGGAAATATTATACACGGCTTGAATATCATCGTTTTGTTGAGACCGCTGTGGATGGAGTGACGACCTATCCGTATTATGTTTCTAACAGAGCTTATGTATCAAAATCTCCTCAGTCAATCGGAGATAAGATTGACCTCAAACAAACCAAGTGGGCTGACCTCATGGCAGATACGCCGCCAATACTCAAAGCGAACGGTGAGAAGCTGGACGGGCCATTGTACGGAGTACTTCGGACGCCACAGGCGAACAACGTGGATATTAGTGCACCATTGGGATTGCCAATATTTGCCGAAGCTATCGAAGAGTTAAAAGACCTCGATATTGCATACAGCAGAAACGCCGGAGAGATTTTTGATTCGCAGAAGATTGTTCTGGCAGATGATAGGCTGCTGATGCCAAGCGGTACACCTGTAGCAGCCATGTCACCGCAGGGTATGGAGAACAGACGTAATGAGATGAACTTACCGCACTTTGTCAAGAATGTATTCGGACAGGACGAGAAAGAGTTCTATCAGGAAATCAATCCGGTTCTCAACACAGATACTCGTATAAGCGGAATAAATGCCCTCCTTGGACAGATTGGATATAAGGTCGGATTCTCTAATGGATATTTTGTATTTAATGAAAAAAGCGGAATACAAACAGCCACAGAGGTAGAAGCAGGACAACAGAGGTCTGTACAATTTATCAAGGACGTAAGAGACCAATTAGACAAAAGCATAAAACAAGTAGTATATGCGTTGAGCGTATATGCAGATTTATATGGATTGGCTCCAGTCGGTGCATATAAAGTTCAGTGCAACTTTGGCGAAATGGCATATTCTTATGAGAGAGACCGAGACAATTGGTGGAAGTATCGCTTACAGGGTGACTGTCCTCCTTGGATGTATTATGTCAAATTCGAAAATATGACAGAATCCGAAGCGAAAGCGATGGTTAAAGAAGCCCAGCCAGACGAACCAAAACTGTTTGGAGATGAGTAATTATGTTAAGCCCAGAATATTTACGTCAGATAACAGAGGGCAGTGAACAGATTGCGGAAGAATTGCATCAGTATATCATCTCTGAGATTGTGTCGAGAATGATGGCAAGAATTGGCAGAGGTGAAGATTATATTCTGACTAATGCCGATGCGTGGAGAATCAGAACGCTACAGGAATCTGGTGAGCTGCTAGAAGACATTCTGGCAGAATTATCCAGATATACCAAACGTGAACAGCAGGAGCTTCTTGAAGTGTTTGAGGATGCCGGAATCACTGCAATGAACTATGATGACAAGATATACAAGGCGGCAGGATTAAGCCCTGCACCGCTCGAACAGTCGCCAGCCATGATAAGGCTCATGGAGCGGAATATGCTTGCGACTATGGGCGAGTGGAAGAACTTCACGAGAACAACCGCAAGCGCCGCTCAGAGGCTTTATATTGAGCAATGCGACCTTGCATACAATCATGTGATGACTGGGGCAGTTGGGTATACGCAAGCCATCAAAGAGGCGGTTAATAACGTTGTGAGTAATGGCGTGACTGTCACATATCCATCTGGCAGAAAAGACACGATTGAAACAGCAGTAGCACGCTCTGTCAGAACTGGTGTGGCTCAGGCGTGTGCTGATATTCAGTTAGCAAGAATGAAAGAAATGGGATATGGTTTAGTACTGACATCGGCACATATAGGAAGCCGCCCAAGCCATGAAGTATGGCAAGGGCAGGTATTTTCTATAGATTGGGAAAAATTAAAAGAAATTAAGCCTTATCTTTGATAGTATCGAGATACAATGAAATTGCTTTATCGAGTATTTTACTGATAGGTATTCCAGTGTCATCAGAATACGATTTTAATTTTTCGTAAATTTCGCGATCAATAGCATTTGATATTGCTACACGGTTTTTTAAGCCTCTATTATTTGACATTTTGTTCAACTCCTTTCATACTAAAGTTTATCATAACTTTCAACTACTTGCAATTAAAATAAAATGATGATATAATTGAATGTAGATAAAAGCAGTTGAAAGGAGAAAAGAGCTATGGAAAAAGTAGATGTAGGAATGAAATTTGGAAGGCTTACAGTAATAGGAGAAGGAAAGCGTGAAAAAGGTGTTTATAAATGGAAATGCAAGTGCGAATGTGGAAACATAACGTTTGTCGATTCAAATAAATTACGTTCTGGTCACACGAAATCATGTGGATGTTTGCAAAAAGAACGAGCTGTTCAGGCTTCATTAAAGCATGGAATGAGTAAAAGCAGAATACATAAAGAATGGAGAGGGGTACTTCATAGATGTAAAAATCCATCTGCATCGCATTATGAAAATTATGGTGGACGTGGAATAAAGGTTTGTGACGAATGGACTGGAAAAGATGGCTTTATTAATTTTTACAAATGGTCTATGGAAAATGGTTACACAGACGATTTGACACTTGATAGAATTGATAACGATAGTGGATATTCACCGGATAATTGCAGATGGATTCCACATATTGAAAATTGCCATAACAGGGGCGTAAGATTTGATAATAAAATCGGTGTTCCCGGAATATCTGAAAGAAAGTTAAAAAGTGGAAAAGTAAAGTATAGAGTGTGCATTACTGCGAACTATAAGAGACATTATATAGGTCAATTTGATAACTTAAAAGATGCCATTATTGCTCGTGAAAAAGCAGAAAAAGACTATTGGAGTAAAGAATGAACAAATATCCAGATTTTATTGAAAATTGTCATTATGGCGAAGCTGATGGGATATGCGGAGTAAATTGCAGACATCATTTTTCGGTTTGGGCGGAAGGGATGCCGAATCCCTATACAGAACTATCGGCACAGGATAAAGCCGATAAGGGAAAGCAGTATGAAAAGGAACAACGACAACGCACTTATGAGCGAAGAATCCGCAAAACAAAGCGTGAAGTCCTTGGAATGCAAGCGGCGGTTGATAACTGCAAGGACGAACAGGTAAAATTCGCCCTCCAACAAGACCTTGACCGGAAGTCTTATCTTTTGCAGAAACAAAATGCTGCATATAAGGATTACTGCAAGCAGAATAATCTGAGAGAACTACAAGACCGGCTCATGATTGCTAAATGGAGCCGCCAGAACGCCTCAAAAGCCAGAGAAGCGGCAAAACGATATAAGACAGCAAAGGGGATTGACTGATGGATAGATGGGAGTATTACAACCCGAATCCTGTTAAGGATAAGAGAACAGGAGATTGCGTTGTCCGGGCATTATGCAAAGCAACCGGCTTTGATTGGGAAACGGTATTTACCGGATTAATGATACAGGCATGTGCTCTGTCAGATATGCCATCAGCTAATTACGTTTGGGGAGCGTACCTCTATAAACATGGGTACAGACGCAAACTGATTGAGCAATCAGAACGGTATATCTATACAGTCAATGATTTTTGCACAGACCATCCGACAGGCACGTATATCCTCTGCATAGATGGTCATGTGGTGACAGTACAAGAGGGCAAATATTATGATACATGGGATTCCGGAAATGAAGTCCCGGTATACTACTGGGAAAAGGAGTAGCTAAATGAGCATATCAGAATTTGTACAGATTTTCCTTTCTATCTGCGGAGGGGTGTCTATTGTCGGAGGGGCGGCAGCCGTAATCTTTAAATGGATTACCCCGGCATTCCGACTTAATAAGCGAGTAGAGACGCTGGAAGAACATGATAGACGAGATTATGAAAGTCTTCGGAGAATCGCAGAACGAGATTCATTAATTCTGGAAGTGTTGTCGACCATGCTGGATAGTCAGATTAGTGGGAATAATGTAGAAGAATTAAAAAAAACAAAACAGAAGCTTACAAATTATCTTGCGCAGAATCAACGTTAGCATTAATAAGGGGTATGCTCATGAAATTATATGTGTTCACAAAGAAAGATATAGACAGGTTCTTGATAGAGTGTAATTTCACACCGGACGAAGAAAGATTGTTCCGGTTGAGGTGTAAGGAATATACACTCGAATACTGCGCTGAGTAGATGAACGTGAGTATATCCACGGCGAAACGATTAAGCCGGAGGGTGAACAATAAAATAATTAAAGTGTGCTGATACTTTTTGGATACTAATTAGAGCCAGAAACGACCTGTTTCCGGTTCTTTTTTTATGTAAAAATATAATCAGAAAGGCGGTGTATAAGATGGCATTATATAACAATCCTTATCAATATAGTTTTGGCGTTCCTGGGCAGATGAACCAGTTTCAGCAACAGCCTGTCCAGATGCCGGCTCAATCAGTACAGCAACCACAGCAAAATAATAGCGGTATCCTGTGGGTATCCGGCGAAGTCGGCGCAAAATCCTATCTGGTAGCACCTGGGACAAGTGTTTTGCTAATGGATTCAGAATCAGAGAAATTTTATATAAAATCCACAGATGTATCCGGTATGCCACAGCCACTGCGGACATTTGAATACCACGAGGTGGGCTCTCAGATGCCGCCTAAACAGCCTGTTCAGAACATGGACAGTAAATATGTTACTCGACAGGAATACGATGATTTGAAAGGCAAATACGAAGCTATTATAAACCGATTAAATTCATTTTCTGAACCTGTTAGGGCTAATACCGTACAGGAATCAGCAGTCAAGGGAGGAAACGCAGATGAGTAATCCATTATTTAACGCCCTCGGTGGCGGGATGCCGCAGGGAAATGGACCAATGCAGATGATACAGCAGTTCATGCAGTTCAAACAGAATTTTAAGGGAGATCCGAAAGCAGAAGTTGAGAAAATGTTACAGTCTGGGAAGATTTCTCAGCAGCAACTTAATCAGGTCCAACAGATGGCAGGGCAGTTTCAACACATGTTGAAAGGAATGAAATAGTACATTACAATCTGGCCAGATTGATGTAAATACAATAAAGGAGATTATATTATGGATGGAAATTATAGCTTAGCAGATATTGCCGCTGCTACTGGAAATGGTAGAAATAATGACGGCATGTTTGGTGGAGATGGTAGCTGGTGGATTATTGTTTTATTCATTTTTGCTTTCTTCGGATGGGGAAACAACGGATGGGGCAATAATGGAAACGGCGGCGGATATGCAGCCACGGCAGCTACTCAGGCGGATATTCAGAGAGGATTCGACAACTCCGCTGTGATTAGCAAACTTGACGGAATCAACAATGGTCTCTGTGATGGCTTCTATGCCATGAATAATGGTATGCTTACTGGATTTAATGGAATCAACACAAACATCATGCAGACCGGCTTTGGCATTCAGCAGGCTATTAACGCTGACACTGTAGCAAATATGCAGAATACCAATGCGCTCCAGGCACAGCTTGCAAACTGCTGTTGCGAAACCAGAGAAGCAATCCAGGGCGTGAACTACAACATGGCACAGAATACCTGTGCATTGCAGAACACCATGAACAGCAACACAAGAGATATTATTGACAGCCAGAACGCTGGGACAAGAGCCATTCTTGACTATCTTTGCAATGAAAAGATTTCTAATCTGCAGGCTGAGAACAATGACCTTAGACGTGCTGCTTCTCAGGACCGCCAGAGCGCACTTCTCACAACTGCAATGGCTTCACAGACACAGCAGCTCATTAATGCGATTAATCCGGCGCCGATTCCGGCATATCAGGTTCCTAATCCGAACACATACTACGGATGCGGATGTAACACCGGATGCAATTGTTAATAACTTCATATCGAGAGTATCTTTCGATTGATTTCGGATGTCGGCTTATGCCGTATTACACAGAGGGGCAGGCTGAGACCTGTCCTTTTGTGATATGAAAGGAGTATTTTTATGGCAGAATTTACAAATGTAGCTGCTCAGACTGTAGCAGCAAATGGAAACGTAGTATTTTCAAACACAGCAGTTAAAGGTTCTAACTGTATTCAGCACAGAGAGGGAAGCGGAATTATTACACTGAGAGGACTTACTAACCAGTGTAAAGCAAGATTTTTCGTGGATTTTTCTGGCAATATCGCAATTCCAACAGGCGGTACTGTCGGAGCTATTTCTCTGGCTATTGCAATCTCTGGTGAGCCGGTTCTTTCTTCACAGATGATTTCCACACCGGCAGCAGTAGACCAGTATAATAATGTGTCCTCTGGCATTTATATTGATGTACCTCGTGGATGTTGCGTTAACATCGCAGTAGAGAATACAAGCAATCAGGCTGTTTCTGTTGCAAATGCAAACATTGTTGTGACCAGAGAAGCGTAGGAGGTGTGATTATGAGAGATATTAAAGACTTATGCGCAAGAATCGAAGATGAACTTTCCAAAATCGCTGATAATGGACTGACCACTGGAAATCTGGAAATGACATATAAGCTGATTGATATGTACAAAGATATAAAGAACACTCAGTACTGGGACAAAAAGGTGGAGTATTACAACACTGTCCTTGATGAGATGCGTGGCGGATACAATGACGATTACAGCGAACGTGGAAGAAAACGTGACAGCATGGGTAGATACAGCGCAAATGATGGCAGAATGATGCCAGATTATGACCGGGGCAGTTCTTATGCCAGACGTGGTGAACATTATGTCAGAGGGCATTACAGTCGTTCTGATGGGCGAGATGCTTACGATGACTATATGACGCAGAAGCAAAGCTATCGTTCCGGCAAGTCTGAAGACTGCAAGAGGAAGATGCTTGCCGCTCTGGAAGAACATCTGGACGAACTCACAACAGAAATGAGCGATATGTCCAAGGATGCAGAGTGCCGGGAGGAACGCGATCTTGTCAAGAGATACGTAGAAAAACTTCGCGATATGCTTTAAAAACGCAAAAAGTGGTAGAGAGGTAGTTAAAATAAATCTGTTATAATGTAATTGTGCAGCAGGAAGCACAACGGTTGTTTTAACATTTTCGTTTTAATCCTCCTTTCTTTAATTTAGTAGCTGGTGCGCACGCTTTGATGGAAAGTTAAGCAGGTTCGAATCCTGTCGTGCGTATTTGCCGTCTGGCACGCAAGATGGCACACCTCCTTGATTAAGGTTTTTGTTATTCATACTTTTCTTTAAAAAAAAGAAATAAATATCCGAAACAACTCGTGGCAGGCATAACACGTTAAATACCTTGCTAACCCGGGAATCCGGGTTATGTGGAACCTATCGGCTATAGGACAAATATCTATAGATACAAGTTTTCCAGTTCGACTCTGGAAGTTCCGCTTACCTTGCCAGTGGTCTAACTGGCTTAATCCACTTACCTGCGGCGGCAGGTCAATAAACACGACCAGGAGGATGTTATGCAGAAACTTATTGACACATTAAAATCGTATGGAATTGAAATCCCGGAAGATAAGCAGGCAGATGTGAAGAAAGCACTCTCTGAGCATTATAAGAATGCTAAAGAAGTAGCGAAAACTCTGTCGAAAGTCGAGGGTGAACGTGATGACTGGAAAGAACGTGCTGAGACGGCAGAAGAAACCTTAAAAAGTTTTGATGGTATCGACCCGGCAAATGTTAAAAGCGAGTTAGAGACTTGGAAACAGAAAGCGGCAGATGCAGAGAAAGAATTCAATGCAAAAATCTACGACCGTGATTTTTCAGATGCACTCAAAGCGGCACTCGATGATGTTAAGTTTTCCAGTGAAGCAGCTAAGAAGTCTGTTATGGCAGACATCAAGGAAGCAGGTCTTAAGCTGAAAGATGGTAAAATCCTTGGGCTGAACGACCTGATTGAACAGATGAAACAGTCTGACGCATCCGCTTTTGTGGATGAATCTCAGCAGCAGGCTCAGCAGAACCAGGCAAGATTTACCACTCGCGTTGGACAGCAGCAGACACCGGGAAGTATGACTAAGAAAGATATCGAAGCAATCAAAGACCCGTCCGAAAGACAGGCTGCAATTGCTCAGAATATCCAGTTATTCCAGTGATTTTTTACACCGACTATACGACAGAGTATAGCCGCTAACCCAATACCTTAATAGTTATGGGTAGAAAGGATTTTTTTTATATGGCAGCAAAAGCTAATCTTATTATGAGTAATGATATTCAGGTCACAGCGCGTGAGATTGACTTTGTAACCAGATTCGAAAGAAACTGGCAGCACTTACGTGATATTCTGGGCATCATGAGACCTATCAAAAAACAGCCGGGTGCTGTACTCAAGTCCAAATACGCAGAGGGTACTTTGCAGAGCGGAAATGTTGGTGAGGGTGAGGAAATCCCTTACAGCAAGTTTACTGTAAAAGAAAAGACCTATGCGGAAATGACTATTGAAAAGTACGCAAAGGCTGTATCTATCGAAGCAATCAAGGATCACGGTTATGAGAACGCTGTTCAGATGACTGATGATGAATTCCTTTTCCAACTTCAGACTGACGTTACCGGCAGATTCTATGATTATCTGAAAACCGGTACGCTTACTTCCACAGAAACAACATTCCAGATGGCTCTGGCAATGGCTAAGGGTCGCGTAGAAAACAAATTCAAACAGATGCACAGGAATGTGACTGGTGTTGTTGGATTTGTGAACATTCTGGACGTATATGAATACCTCGGAGCAGCTGAGATCACTATTCAGAACCAGTTCGGATTTCAGTACATGAAAGACTTTATGGGATTCAATACAATCTTCCTGTTATCTGACAGCGAGATTCCAAGAGGACAGGTTATTGCGACACCTGTTGAGAACATCGTTCTGTATTATGTTGATCCGAATGAATCTGACTTTGCAAGAGCAGGTCTTGTATACACTGTATCTGGCGAGACAAACCTGATCGGATTCCACACTCAGGGCAACTACCACACAGCGGTGTCCGAAGCGTTTGCGGTCATGGGTCTTACTCTTTTTGCAGAATACATTGACGCAATCGCAGTAATCACCATTGATGAGACACCAACACTTGGCACTCTGACAGTAAATTCCGTGGCTGGAACAGCAAGTGGCGACACAAAAATCACTGTAAATCCGACTAAGGAAAATACCAACAACGTATATAAATACAAAGTTGCGGCAGAAGCAGTAACTGTCGGATATGGACAGAATCTCAGAAACTGGACTACATGGGACGGAAAAGCTGACATTAAGGCAGCAACCGGACAGAAGATTACAGTGGTTGAGTGCGATGGAACATACAAGGCACTGAACGCCGGAAGTGCAAGCGTAACAGCGAAATCATAAATGTAGGAGGTAACTGGCATGGCTTATGCAGATTATGATTTTTATACAACTTCATACTTCGGTTCGGTCGTGCCGGAAACCGACTTTTCACGTCTGGCGGAAAGAGCCAGTGATTTTGTGGACACAATGACATTTGACAGGTTGGTGGACGGGCTGCCGGAAAATGAACGCTCTCAGAAGCGTATCAAAAAGGCGGTCTGTTCATTGGCTGAATTAATGTATCAGATTGAGCTTGCTGAAAAGAATGCAATCAGTCAAGCGTCTGCCGGTGCTACCGACATGAATGTCGGTCACAAATCAACAGGCGTTGTAACCTCTGTATCATCTGGCAGTGAATCCATTTCCTATGCCACGCCTCAGCAGATTGGAGCGAGTGCAAAGGAATGGAGTGCAGTATATGCCGCCGCTGGGGACGTACAGAAAACGAACGACTTACTTCTTAAGACGGCTTTACCGCTTCTGATGGGAGTAAGGACGGATGATGGAATACCAGTTCTTTATGCGGGGGTATAAACGAAATGGATACAGTAATGTGCTTTTTAACTGGCGGACACAGATTTAAAAGTCCTGCTGAATCAAAATGTAATGACAAAGAAAAGACTTGTACCATTACGGAAACTTGCTGTAAATGTGGAAAACAGTTTTCATTTACAGGTACATACAAACAGTTTGGTATTCCAGATGTGAGGTGAAAAGAATGGATATTTCAACATTAGGCTCATGTATCGCAATCGTTATGATTTGCTACATCGTAGGAATGGGCTGTAAAGCATCAAAAAGAATCTCTGATGAATGGATTCCAGTAATCATGGCGGTTACTGGTGGAATTCTCGGAGCGGTCGGAATGGGAATTATTCCGGATTTCCCGGCAACGGATTATATCACGGCGGTTGCAGTCGGTATGTTTAACGGATTGTCGGCCACTGGTGTGAATCAAATTATTAAGCAGACAGTGCAGAAAGAATAATTAAGGAGAGGGTATCATGTATTCATCTAAAATTACACTTTTTAATTACTACGAAAGTGCCACGACTGGAGATGCGTACTGGTATCCTCATGTTTTATCCGGTGTCGACCTCGTTACCGATAAAGGAGCAATCCTTAAAAAGTACGGGCCAGACGCAACAGACAATGCACAGTTACATGTTCGATACACTGTCCAGAACGGCGATATAACCATTACTGACAAGGACGGCAAGATTCTTCCATGGGTGCCGCCTAAAGAGTGGAAACAGCAGATTAACAATGCTCTGGAAGACACTATTACATTCTCAGATGAATCGTTTTTCTGGGAGGGTGAGTGGACTGGTGGAATAGTAACCGATGGCGATTACCGAAATGGATTCTATCAGTACATGAACGAGAACAATGATAACGTGTTCAAGATTACCAGTGTAGGTGGTCCGTATACACTGATTCCACATTTTGAGATTCTGGGTAAGTAATATGAGTAAAATTCATCATTTCAAAGGTTTCTCCGTAGTTGATGGAGATATGAAAATTAAACTGAATATGGATAGATTCTCCAGACAGTATCAAGAAGCGCAGTATCTACTTGATGGAATGGTCATGGACAGTATGGTTCCATTCATGCCAATGATTACAGGGGACTTTATCAACCGAACAAGAGTTGAGAGTGCATCCTTGCAAGGAACTGGGAAAGTATGCGCTGCGGCAGCTCCTTATGGGCGTTTTCTGTATGAGGGAAAAGGAATGGTTGATGAATCAACTGGAAGCCCCTACGCAAGACGTGGAGCAAAGAAAGTTCTCGTTAGTCAGTTTTCTGGTCAGACAGCTGCAAAGGAGAATCTTGAATACACCAGACAGGTTCACCCACGGGCACAGGCAAAGTGGTTTGATGCCGCTAAACGACAATACGGCAGTACGTGGATTCGCAAAGTAAAAGCACAAGCAGGAGGTGGACGACATGGCAGATAAGCCAATTGGCAAAGATGCAACCGGATATGAAATTTTGACAGACGCCATGAAGGCACTTCTGAACCAGTATCCCGGGCTATACGAAAATGAAACAATCAAATTTGAGGAACTCGGCAAAGAATCCGGAATCGCTTTCTCAGCAGACAACGGAGCTTTAGTCTATTCGGAAAAAGAAGATGTATGTGGAGTAATGCATCAGGTATGCCAGTACCCATTTTATGTAGTATACCGCACAGCATCCGACAAGGAGCGACAGAAGTTATCTGTTCAGAAATTCCTTGACAATCTCGGCAAATGGATATGCCGGGAACCAGTTATCATAAACGGCTCTGAGACGCGCTTAAATGCTTTTCCAGAGCTTTCACAGGGGCGAGTGATAAAACGTATAACCCGTGATAATTCCTATGGTTTAGAGCCACAGGAGAACGGCGTACAGGACTGGTTATTACCATTATCAGTACGCTACGAAAACACTTATGAAGTAATATAACGTAACAACCGACTATCAATTAGAGATAGTCGCTAACCTACACAACCTTTTAAAAATGATAGGCAGAAAGGACATTTCTATGCCAGTAACAGGAAAAATTGACCGTAAATATATGGCTCATTACATTGATGCCGGTTCTCTTTGTGGGGGACTGACGCCGAAGTTTGAACGTCTTGGAAAGGACCTGGAAGAGTACAACATCGAACTCAACCCGGATACCGAAACATCTAAAAATATTCTTGGAGAATCCACATTCAAGCATAACGGCTATGAAGTTTCTTCTGACGCTGATCCGTTCTATGCAGACACTACTTCTGATCTGTTCACAGCATTACAGAAGATTGTAGATGGGCGTCTCAAAGACGATAACCTCAAGACAAAAGCAGTTGAGGTTCATCTTTGGACAGAAGCCACAGCGGGCAAGTATGAAGCATACCAGCAGGATTGCTACGTTGTGCCGACCTCCTACGGCGGTGATACATCTGGATATCAGATTCCATTTACCGTGAACTATGTTGGAGAACGTACAAAAGGAAAATTTGATATCAGTTCCGGTACGTTCACAGCCGACAGTGAATAAACACATATACAAGGAGGGCGCGCTAAATGGCAAAAGTAATTAATACCAAAATTGATGATGGAATTTTCATATTCACGTTTACCAACAATGAAGACGAAGTTTTTTCTTCTTTCAAATTGAACCCAACCGATATCAATGTGGCAGCACGTGCAGAAGAACTGGCAGAATATTTTGAGCAGCTCAAAGATTCCATTCAGAAAGTCACTTCCGGTAAAGAGATGGCTGAACTCAATAAACAGATTGAAGACAAAATCAACTATCTGCTCGGATATGAAGCGTCCAAAGATCTGTTCAAAGAACCAATCACAGCAACTACTGTGTTCGGCAATGGTCAGGTATTCGCTTATATCGTTCTGGATAAGATCGCAGAAGCAATTGCGCCGGAAATCGAAAAGAGAAAAAAGAAAATGCAGGCAGCAGTTAATAAGTATACGGAGAAGTATACAAAATGACCGCCTATGAGCTTCCCACCTCACTAAATATCAGTGGGGTGGATTTTTCTATCAGAACAGATTTTCGTGCGATTATTGATATTCTAATTGCCATGAATGATCCGGAATTAGACGAGCAGGCAAAAGCAGTTGTTATGTTGCAGATTCTGTTCGAGGATTGGCAGAGTATACCGCCGGAACACTTATCTGAAGCCTGTCAGAAGGCGTGTGAATTTATTGACTGTGGTCAGACTGATGATAACTCAAACAAGCCAAAGCCCCGTTTGATGGACTGGGAACAGGACGGAGATATGATCGTACCGGCAGTAAACAAGGTTGCTGGAAAAGAAATCAGGTCCGTTCCGTATATGCATTGGTGGACGTTCTTCGGATACTTCATGGAATCCGGTGAATGCCTGTTCAATACGGTCGTTGGAATTCGTTCAAAAAAGGTAAAGGGCGAAAAGCTCGATAAATGGGAGAAGAAATTCTATCAAGAGAACAAGAATATTATTGATATAAAAACACGTCTCAGCGAAGAGGAGCAAGCGTACAAGGATGCGCTGAATGAGATGTTAAACCTCAAATAGTTAGGAGGTGAATGTATGGCTGCTGATGGCTCAGTCATTATTGATACCAGAATGGATACAACTGGTGTCCAGAATGGTGTCTCAGCTATAAAACAGTCATTTAACGGCCTTGGAAGTGCTGTAAAAAAAATCGGTCTGCTGATTGGTGGGGCTTTTGCAGTTGGTAAGTTAGTACAGTTCGGCAAAGAGTGCGTGGAACTCGGCTCTGACCTTGCGGAAGTACAGAACGTGGTCGATGTTACATTTACAACCATGTCTGACAAAGTAAATGAATTCGCAAAGAACGCCATGACTTCTGCCGGATTATCTGAAACTATGGCAAAAAGGTATGTCGGCACGTTCGGAGCAATGTCTAAGTCGTTCGGATTTTCAGAATCACAGGCTTACGACATGTCAACGGCTCTAACACAGCTGACTGGTGATGTAGCATCATTTTACAACATTTCACAAGACTTGGCTTATATAAAACTGAAGTCGGTTTTTACAGGAGAAACGGAAACACTTAAAGACTTGGGTTAACAATTAGCTCCCTTACACAGCAATGTGTATTGAATAACATGGTGAACGAAGAAATCTTCGGTGTGTTGCTTTATGAGCAATGCTAACGGTAAAAGCCTAAAATTATTTAAAAAACTTGTGGTTATGACACCTATATGATATAATATTTATAGGAGGTGATTTCCATGAGTGAAGAAATTTGAAAAGATATTAAAGGCTATGAGGGTCTGTATCAAGTAAGTAATCTGGGAAGAATAAAAAGCCTTGAGCGTAGATGTAAAGCAAGATGGTATACAAGAAAAGTACCAGAGAAAATTTATTCTCCTGCGCTTGATACTTACGGCTATCCAATAGTCTCTTTGCATAAAGACGGCAAAAAGAAAACAATTACAATTCATAAATTGGTTGCAAATGCTTTTCTTAAAAAGCCGGACGGTTGCAATTCTATTAATCACATTGACGAAAACAAACAGAATAATTGCGTTGAAAATCTTGAATGGTGTACCGTTCAGGAAAACAATGCTTATGGAACGAGAGTAGAACGGCTAAGGAAAACTCAGCAAAGAGCAGTTTTACAATGTGATTTAGACGGAAACGTAATCAAAGAATGGGAAGGAATGAACTTCCTTTGCAGAGAGACAGGATACGATCAAGGTCTAATATCTAAAGTATGCAACAATGTTTATAGGCATCGCACTGCATATGGGTTCAAATGGAAATTTAAATAATCATGGTAATACCGTGCTAAGCATCGAAGAGTCTCGTTAAGAGGCTCTTTTTTGATGAAAGTGTAACGACTATTCCGCGAGGAAGTAGGTTTAAGGTGAAATTCCCTATTCCGAAGTGCCATGCATCCTATTTGGATGAAGAGATAGTCTACTCCCCTAATAAATATCGGGAAACCGAGGGTATAAAGGGTCGTTATGACACAAAGCGCACTTGATCAGTACGCACTTGCTAATGGCTATGGAAAAACTACATCTGAAATGACTGAGCAGGAGAAAGTAGCTCTCCGTCTGGCTTTTGTGCAGAAACAGTTATCGGCTGCATCTGGAGACTTTATCCGAACTTCTGACTCATGGGCGAATCAGATGCGAGTGATGCAGTTGCAATTGCAGTCATTAAAAGCAACAGTTGGACAGGGATTGATTAATATTTTCACGCCTGTTCTGAAAGTGATCAATATTCTGCTCGGTAAACTGGCAACTCTGGCAAATGCTTTCAAAAGTTTTACGGAATTGATTACCGGAAAGAAGTCATCAGGTCAAACAGGTGCGAGTGGCGCAGGCCTTGCCGGAACGGATGCAATAGCCGACACAGCTGATCAATACGGAGAAGCTGCCGATAATGCTGAAAAGCTGGCAGGCGCAACAAATGACACAGCGGATGCAACTAAGAAAGCCACTAAGGCGGCAAAAGGATATCTTAATCCACTTGACGAAATAAATAATTATTCAACGAACAAAAGTACGGGTTCATCATCAAAAGTGCCGGGTGCAACCGGCGGACTTGTAGATCAGATGAAAGATGTTGTACAAAATGTTGATTACGGAAAAGTGGCAGAGGGCGAGACGGTTCTTGATAAAATGTCAAAACCGTTAAAGAAGATAATTGACAGGTTCAAACAGCTGGCCAAGTTAATCGCAAAAGGATTCTGGGATGGATTAGGAGATTACGAGCCGATTTTTGACGGAATAAAAAAGGATCTTGATTCCATATGGAAATCTTTAAAGGATATCTTCACCGACCCAGAAGTTACCAAAGCAGCAAATAATTTTTTAGATTCATTTGCATATGCAATTGGACAAGTTGCTGGCTCATTTGCCAGAATCGGATTGACAATTGCGCAAAACATTATAGGCGGAATTGAAAAGTTTTTAAAGCAGAACACACAAAGAATAAAGAAATATCTGATAGATATGTTCAACATCGGCGCTGAAATTTCACAAATCGCAGGAAATCTTGCAGTTGCTTTCGCTGATGTTTTCTCAGTTTTCGGTGGAGAAACTGCGCAGCAGATTACAGCAAATTTAATAGGAATCTTTGCTGAAATCGGAATGGTTCTTACAGAAACGGCTGCAAAACTTGGCAGGGATATCCTAAACATGATTGCACAGCCTTTTATCGACAACAAGGACATTTTAAAGTCAGCAATCGAAGGTAGCCTCGGAGTAATAGAAACCGTAACAAGTGGAGTCTTAACAGTTGTCCAAAACCTTAGTGACGCAATATCAAGATTATACGATGAGCATGTAAAACCGTTCTTTGATTCTATAGCAGACGGACTATCAAGTATACTTGAAACTCTAATAACTGGATATAACACATACATTCTTCCGGTGCTACAAGGACTGGCAGAACAAATCAAAGGGCTGTTAGAGGGACCATTAGGGGACGCGATTTTAAAGATAGAAACATTCCTCGGAAAACTCATTGATTCTCTGAAACTTCTGTGGGAGTCGGTGTTAGTACCTTTGATTAACTGGATAATCGCGAATTTGCTTCCGGTCGTGGCAGAAATAATTAACGTTGTAGGCACCGTAGCAATAAAAGTTATAAAATCATTGATTAAAATAATTGGCGACGTAGCAGATACGCTGAGCGGAATTATTGATTTTCTTGTTGGCGTTTTCACTGGAGACTGGGAACTGGCTTGGCAGGGAATAAAAGAGATTGCGGATGGAGTATGGAGCCTTATTAAGGATATTATAACTGGCACATGGGACGTAATTAAAACTGCGACGAAAGGCGCACTTAAAATAATAAAGACTGTCATTAGCACTGCCTGGAACGCAATCAAGACAGCGACTTCAACAGTCTGGAATGCCATTAAAAAAACGCTTTCTAATTTATGGAACGCTCTTAAAGCCACCGCGAATACAGTATTTAACGCAATCAAAAATAAAGTTACAGGTGTGTGGGATAGTGTAAAAAGTAAAACGTCCCAAGTATGGGAAAGCGTTACTACTTTTGTGTCTACTAAAGTCGAAGCGATAAAAACCGCCATTACCGATAAATTTAACGCCGCCAGAGACGCGGTCAAATCAGCATTTGAAGGTATCGTGGATTTTATCAAAAGGCCAATTAATCAGGCAATCAGCATTGTTAATAATGCAGTTGGAATGATTAATAACGCAATTGGCGGAATCGAATCCGCGTTTTCTTTCGGACCGTGGGAAGTACCTACACCGTTCGGAACAAAGAGAATCGGGTTCCATGCAACATTTCCACGTGTCGGAACTATCCCGTATCTGGCCAGCGGTGCAGTTATTCCACCGCGAAGTGAATTTCTCGCAGTATTAGGAGACCAGAAGAAAGGGAATAACCTGGAAGCACCGGAAAGCTTACTGCGACAGATCGTCCGGGAAGAATCTGGAAAAGGCAATAATAGTGGAAATACTTATAACGTAACAGTAAATGCATCTGGCAGAAAGCTGCTAGACATTATCATTGATGAAGCGGAGCTTAGGAGACGCAGAAATGGCGGTCAGAATCCATTCTTGTTAGGAGGTGTATAAATGGCACAGGAACAGTTTAAGATTGACGGGGTCACTATAAAGGCCCCTGACACATACAAGCCAGTGTTCGCAACTACATCCACAGAAAGTTCCAAAAGGAGTCAGGATTTAGTTATGCACAACACGCCAATGGGAACCATTGCCGGATATGACATGGAATGGGGTGAGCTTAAATGGGGAGAGATTGCAACGATTCTCAACTCTATGATTAATAAAAGCCAGTTCACTTTTCATCATAAAGACCCTCGGACACCTGGCGAATGGATTGACAAAACGTTCTATGCATCTAATTTCAATATGGCAGCACAAACGCTCAAGGATAATGAGGAACGATGGACAGGATTAACTATTAATGTAAGGAGCATTCGACCGGTATGATTAATGTTACAAATCAGTTAAAGACGGAATCTCTCTTAAATAGCAACTATTATGTTACGGCGAATGCGGTGCTGCGTGATGGGACAATTTTAAGCCTGGGAAAAGAAGATTTCTACCTTGACGGAAACGGCATTGTAGATTCTTCTGATTCCGGGGACTTCCCGGTAGGTGTAGCCATTGAAAAGACAGCAACATTGGCACTGGTCAATGATGATGATAGGTTCTCTGACTACAACTTTGTCGGGGCACAGTTCACTCTATTTTTAAATTTGCAGCTGTCTGATAGATTGGAAACTATTCGCCGTGGCACATTCATTGTATCAAAAAAACCTGCCACGTCCGATGAGATTAATCTCACTTTGCTGGACTATATGAGTAAGGCAGAGACAGGATACAATACAAACCTTGTTTTCCCATGCTCTGTCAGAGAGGTTTTAGAAGATGCCTGTCAGCAGACCGGGATTGTGTTAGGTGACGCAACATTTAAAAACGCAGACTATCAGGTACAGAAGAAGCCCGAGAACACCACTTTCAGAGCAGTAATCGGTATGGTTGCAGCTTTGGCAGGTGGTAACGCTCGCATTGACGAGAATGATAATTTGCGAATTATCACTTTTGACGATAATACGGATACTATTACATTAGAAACAGTTTCATGGTACGACATTAATGGAAACACTATCCTTGACATCGATAGTAACGAGATTGAGACAATTCTCGAGCGAAAAGGATTTAAGCCAAATTTTATCAATAACCTTACCTATGATGTTGACGATGTAGTTGTTACTGGGGTCAAGTATACAGATAATGAGACGGAATACAAGTACGGTACAGACGGATATGTCATCACGATTGACAACAAGCTTCTGAGTGACAATGAACAGACGGGTGTTGACCTGATCGGAAAAGAACTTGTTGGTATGAGATTAAGACCATTCTCTTGTGACAGCATAGCAATAGGATACGCCACATTTGGAGATAGAATTACATTTTCCGACATTAAAGGCAATATTTACTATTCATATCTGACAGATGTAGACTTCGCATTCTCTGGCAGTACAAGCTTCTCTTGTAATGCAAAGAGCATGGAAGACATCAATGCTGACTATCCAGACAGCATGCAGGTCGAGGTCGACAACATAAAGAAAGATTCTGAGAAAAAGATTACTGCCTATGACGCAAAATTAAAGCAAATGAACGAACTGGCGGCCAACACCCTTGGATTCTACTATACGGAAGAAATTCAGGCAGACGGCTCGACGGTATCATATCGTCACGACAAGCCTACGCTTACTGATTCTAAAGTAATCTACAAGACGGGCGTTGATGGATTCTTCTTGTCAGTAGACGGAGGCCGGACTTGGAAAGCCGGATTTGACAGCAACGGTGATGCAGTGCTGAACATTCTGTATGCTATCGGCATTCAGTCTGACTGGATTAACACTAGGGGATTCACGGCAAAAGACAATGACGGAAACATTACGTTCCGCATTGATGCAGAGACAGGGACTGTCAATCTTAATGCTACAGAACTCACGATCAAAGGAAAAACGCCTGAAAATGTCGCAAATGCCGAGGTTGAGAAATTTATTACAGAAGTGTATTCTCCACAGATTAAGGTTCTTCAGGAGCAGATTGACGGGCAGATAGAAGCATTCTTTGGAGACTATGTTCCTGATGGTAACAATGAACCGGCATCCACTTGGGCAGATGATACAACCAAAGAGAAACACTTAGGTGACCTGTTTTATATTGTAAACAACGAAGAATATGGCGGGCAGGCTTACAGGTATGCAAAGATTAATGGCGAATACAAGTGGGATTATGTAAAAGACACTGCGGTGGTCAAAGCTCTGGCTGATGCAGCACAGGCACAAAACACGGCAAATGCAAAGAAGAGAATTTTCGGAGCAGAGCCGGTGCCGCCTTACGATATTGACGATTTATGGGTTCAGGGAAAGACAGGGGACATTCTTAAGTGTCAAAAGGCAAAGGCAGAGGGCGCAAGCTATGACGCCGATGACTGGGTGAGAGCATCTAAGTATACAGATGATTCAGCAGTTACAGCCTTTATCAAGGGCGTTTTTGCCGATACGATTGAAAGCCTCCAAGAGCAACTTGATGGTAAGATTCAGACCTGGAGCCAGGATACAGACCCGGCGCTTGAATGGACAGAAACAGAAGAGATTCCGTGGACAGATGTTGATGGCAATTCCATTCTGGACGTAGGCGGAAATGAGATTTTAATTGTTTGGGAAAAAGGTAAATATATCCACAAAGGAGACCTTTGGCAGAATACTGCAAATAACACGCGTTGGCGTTGGGATGGAAATAAATGGGTAGAACAGGAAGTACCAGACTATCTGTTTGATAAGATTGATGGAAAAGCGGCAGTTTATTTTGAACAGCCTAAGCCACCATACAACATGGGAGATTTCTGGGTCACATCAAAAGCAGACGGCGAAGCTTCTATTAAAACAGCGGTTAGAAGTCGGTCGGATGGTGCATTTACCGATACTGACTGGATTGATTTCAAATATGTGGACAAAACCGATATTGATAATGCAGTCAAAGAGTATGACACAAGTCTTGGACAGGATGAAGTATTTAATAAGCTTACTAATGGCGGTGAAGAGCAAGGCATATATATCAAGGACAAGAAGCTGTATATTAATGCAAATTATATCCTTGCTGGTGTCCTTGCAGGAAAATTTATAAACGCTAAAGGTATTAAGGTTATTGACAGCGATAACCAAATCACGCTCCATATTGATGACAATGGAAAGGTACACATTGCCGCGACAGAGTTTTCGTTAAAAGGAAAAGCTGTATCCGAAATAGCAAAAGATACAGCGTCTAATACCGCGACTGAAATCGCGACAAAATACGCTACATTGAGCGTACTGCTATCAAATGAATTCCAAGGAATTCCAACAGATTCATCTGGCAAATATACTACATTTCCGACATGCAAAACTACGGTAACTGTACTGTATGGTGCTGAGAACGTGACCGCACAGTCAAATATTTCATTCTCTGCGGAAAACGGAATAAGTGGTTCTGCGTCAGGGGCAACGTACACGGTCTCTGGACTGTCCGTGGACAGTGGCACAATCACAGCAACTGCAACTTACAATGGGATGACCGCAAAGAAAGAATTTGTAGTTGTAAAGCAAAAGCAAGGTGATACCGGAAATGGAATCTCGAAGATTGTACAACATTATCTCGCTACGTCCAGTTCATCTGGCGTATCAACAAGTAGTTCTGGATGGACAGAAGCTGTGCAGACTCCAACACCGGACAAGCGGTACTTATGGAACTATGAGGAGACTTTCTTTACAAACGGGTCTAAGACAACAACACTTCCTCACGTGATTGGCGTATACGGAGAAAAAGGTAAAGACGGGCAGGATGGAAAAGATGCCAGTGAAATGACCCAGTTGGATATTTTTAATAAATTAACCAACAACGGGGAAACACAGGGGCTATATCTTTATAATAACAGGATATATCTGAATGCTTCGTACATTGACACTGGCGAGCTAGCGGGATGGGAAGTCGGATATAAAAAACTTTCGGCAAAAAATGGCACGTATGGAGAAGTAACGCTAGACGCTTCAGCTGGGGAAATCTATTCAAAGACGGATACAGGAGTATATGTGCCGGGGTACGGGACGTTATATGGAACACGAATTAGGGGAATTGATCTTTACACAGGAACCGTGCATGCGGGATCAATCTCGGTTAATGCCAGTGTCTCGGCGGCCAGTGTTTCGGCTGGTGTTATTAGCACAACAAAGACCATTGAAGCGGACGGAATTATTAAATCTAATAGTCATATCGAAGCAAGAAATAACGGCCATTTTTACAGCGAAGGTACTGGCACAGATTTAGCTGATGCATCTATTCGAGGAGATTTAATCGTAGCCGGAGTAAGTCGCCTAAATAAAAGCGTGCAAATGAAAAACATTGGTACTGGATCAGGTACTGATTTAGTATTAACCTCATTATCAATGACAGGCGGCGGTTTTGTATTTAAAAAGGCTTCTTCATCAAAACGATACAAAAAACATTTGTCTTTCATGGAAGAATCAGATGTAAAAAATCTTTATGATTTACGACCAGTATTCTTCGAATACAAAGAAGGCTATTTGATGGAAAACGACCCTGATAATAAGCGCAAGATACCCGGATTTTACGCAGAACTTGTGGAAAAGTATTTTCCTGATGCTGTCAAATACAATGAAAAAGGACAAGTTGAGGACTGGGATCCAAAAAAACTCCTTCCGGCAGTGTTCGAGTTGGTACGACTACAGAAACAGCAGCTAGATTCACAGCAGGAAACTATTAATAATCTTATTGGAAGAATTGAAAAATTAGAAAAGGAGATTTAAGGTATGCCAAAGTGGACAGATTATACTATAAAAACTACAGTAGCTGATAATGATGAAGTAATGGTACTTGATACGGCAGGAAAGGCAAATAAACGCCTTTCGCTGTCTACTCTTTCAGACTGGGTACTTGGAAAAATTGCCGACAAAGTATTCGAGAAGCTTCAGACGAACGACAAAACAATTCTGGGCGCGATTAATGAATTAAATAGTAACACTCTTCCAATATTTAAAGAATTTACAATTACACTTAATAGCAATATTTCAAATTTTGCAGATGGAAATGGATGTAATAATGGTGCGAATATGTGCGTTTATAGTAAGTTATTGCATATTATTAGCCTTAATTTAAATATATTGAACTCAACATCGGATTATATTTTTGAAATTAATAAAAAAGAACATTTTCCAAAAAATAACACAAGGTTAATATTTACATCTGAGTCTGGAGCGGTTAATGCTATGCCATTTATACAGTCGTCAAATGGAAAAGTAAAATGTGATGGTACTATTCCATCTGGTAAAGCTAAAATTACGGTTATATATATGACAAATCAATAAATTAAATTTTGCCTCTCTTCCCATTTAATTCATTAAAAAATGGAAAGCTTTCGTAAAACCTCTACCTATTTATAAGGAACAGTGCAAAGATTAATCAAGGGTCGGTCAGATACAATCATCACAAATATGTCATTTAGCATTATCCGGCAGGCAATCACCTGTCGGATTTTTAAATTGGTACAGAGATGCCTTAACGCTAAATGCTATAATCAGAATTAAGTAAGAATCTTTGTGAAAGGAGCGGACAATATGACAACTGAGCAAAAAAACGTCCTGAGAAAGATTATTTATGCAGTCGAAACCGGTGGACAGGTTTATGGACAGCAGGATTATTCGGACTTCACAGAAGCCTACACCAATTCTTCTGAAGAACACGCAATTACAATCGGGGCAGGACAGTGGTACGCAACCGAAGCACAAACACTTTTGAAACGGATTCATGATGTAGATACGGCACAATGGAACAGACTGGACAGTATCGGATTATGGGAGCAGGTGCAGGAGGCAGACTGGTCTTGCTTTAACATTTCCAGAAACAGCCAGTTTGCAAATTTAATCGTTCAGCTTATTTCGTCCAAAATCGGCGTTAAATGTCAAGATAACCTTATGGATGAACAATTAGTCACCTATGCAGATGAAGCCCTTAAACAGGGCGTTACGGACGCTAGAGCGCAAGCTATGTGTGTGAACTTTAGGCATCAAGGTGGACAGGGAGCAGTAACAAGGATTTTGGCAAAGACCCAGAAACCATATACACTCGATAATCTCTATGCAGCCTGCCAGACGGACACAGGGAACCAAGTCGGGGCATATAAGGACAGGCAGAGATTTGTTTATAACGCATTAAAAACATATTTTCCAGAAAGTGAGGACAAGAGCATGAACGCAATTGACAAATTAATCCAGATCGCAAAGAATGAAGTTGGTTATTTAGAGAAAGCAAGCAATAGTCAGCTTGATAGCAAGACAGCAAATGCAGGTTCCAATAACTATACAAAATATTGGAGAGATGTAAAGCCATCTTATCAAGGACAGCCATGGTGTGCCGGCTTTGTGAGTTGGTGCTTCATGAAAGCTTTTGGACAGGAGAAAGCAAAGGAACTCTTAAAACACTGGCCTTATGTATACTGTCCGACACTTGGCAATCTGTTTACAAAGAATGCTAATCCAAAGATTGGTGATATCGTAATCTTTTACCGTAACGGAACATTTACTCATACCGGTATAGTAACAGCCGTGATTGGAGACATGTTCTATACCATTGAAGGAAACACTTCCGGCGCATCCGGTATAATCGCAAATGGCGGCGGTGTCTGTGCAAAGAGCTATCTTAACAGCCAGATGCCTGGAACAAAATTCTGCACTCCAAACTACAGTTTAGTCAAAGATACAACGCCAGTTTCAGACTCAGATACAGTCAAAAAACAGAACACCAGAGCCTACATTGCACAGATTAAAAAAGACACAAAATGTTATACAAAATCAAACAAAAATAGCCCATCTAAACTGTTTCCGAAGCTGAAAAAAGGTGCAGTTGTAGAGGTAATGAAATACACAGAAACAGACAGTGCCGGGCTGAAATGGTACTTCGTCAGAATCCCGTACCCGAATGATGATGGGTTTATATTTGAGTTTGTCCCGAAGGGCGTATTTACCAGAATTTCAGAAATTCATAAATAAAAACTCCCGGGGATAGCACCCCGGGAATCATGCTTCTTATAACATATTGTATCATTTCGTTTTGTAAATCCTATTAGTTCGTTGGACACACGTTGGTCACAAATAAGAAAAAACATTTCCTAATTAAATATCCTCTAAAGTACTGTATTTAAAGGACTTTCTGACATTTACATAGTTCTAATTAATGCCCTAATTGAATACAATTAGAATAATGAAAATGAAATGAGTGAATTCCTTGTAAAATCGCTGAGAATGTTGATTTTACAAGGGTTTCGCGCGTTTTTATGTTCTGAATTGTGATGAATAAAATTGATAAAATAAGATTCCGTTAGTCACAGTTAGTCACAAATGGGACTTTTATTTTCTCAATCTCTGTGCGGAGTTCTTCCAATGTCCTGTGTCCATATACCGCGTTTGTAACATCTCCACCAAAAGAGTGACCCAGCATTCGCTTCCGGTCGTTCTCCCGGACGCCGTATTTTTCACATAACATAGAAAAAGTATGCCGGCAGTCGTGTGGCGTGTGTTTCGGATCGCCAACAATTCCAAGACGTTCAAGCGTAGGATAGAACAGGGCGTTGCGGTGGTGCTGCTGAGTATATACGCATAGTTTTCCATCTTGTGTCAGCACTTTCTGTTCGACAAAATGGTATATAGCGGGATGTATCGGGACAATTCTGTTTTTACCGGCTTTTGTTTTGATACCACCTTGGAAGTATCTTTCTTCTAAGTTGGTTGTAAGTTTTAACACTTCACCGATTCTCCAGCCGGAGTAACACATAATAAGAATGAGCTGCACTTCTGGATCGTCGGTATTATTCCATAGCACTTGCATTTCCTGATCAGAAAAGGGCGTTCCATGTTCGGTGTCATTATCAGCATTGACATGGACATATAACGCCTTATTTTCCGTTACAATTTCTGAGTAAACAGCATATTTATACATCTGCTTGAACAGCGTAAGAATCGCCATGAGACTCTGACGCTTTAACGGGCAGTCATCAATGACTTTTTGCAGATCAGGTGCTTTTAAATCCTCGAATACACGATTATACAGAGCCGTGCAGTTTGAGTAAGCGGTCTGGTAAGCTATCTTTGAACTATAAGAAAGTTTTGAACCCTCTGGAAATTTCCATGCGTAAAACTTCTTATATACCTCTGAAAACGTCAATTTCTTGATTTCTGGGTGTTTATTCTCGACACCCTTGATTGTATTGTAGTCAGCAATCAAACGAGTAACAAGGGTATCTACGTCCGTTGTAGGTGATATCTCAAGATCCCGTTCCATGCCGGGTTGATACGTTCCTGCCTTGTATGCGGTCAGTACAGTAAATCCTTTAATCCAGTCGTCTACATAGCAGATTGCAGGCGGTCGGACGGGCTTTCCGGTCTTTTCATCCAGTACTGCCGGAGGATGGACCGCAAATGGATTCCTGCGGTTGCCGCCCAGGTACCGTATTGTTCCGAAACTGTTCGGGAGCTTCGGGTATTTCTTTCTTTTCTTCGCCATTTTTATTCCCTCTTTCTGTAGCTGTATTTAGGTATAAAAATAACAGCCGAACAAACTTTCTGACTTGCCCGACTGCTCCGAAGATGATACAATATGTTTTGCCAGAATATTACATTTCTTCGGAGATGTATAAACGCCACCTCGGTACGCTAATGCCGGGGTGGTTTTTATTAATTATGCGATTTCCAATTGACTCTCATTACAATTCCTACAATCCAATAAATTCCACCAGTGAAGATTCCTAAAATGAAAATCCAAAACCAACTTAAATACCATGGCATTTTCCGTCTTATATATGGCGTACCTGAACTTGCCGCTGAGGACGCAGAGGAAGACGCAGAATTGTTAATGACGATGTCTCTGTTGTTAGAAGTCAACTGCTCTACTTGCTTTCCGCACTTAGGACACACTACGCAGTCGTCGTCGATAAGTTCTCCGCAGTGCTTACAATATTTTTTCTTTTCATTCATGATAAACACCCTCCCGATATGTTTTCACCACGTTTCGCACTTTCCATGCGGATTATGTATTTTGTACCGCTGATTTTGCAATATTATGTAAAGTACGGTTATTCGTGGTATTTTTATTTTATCATTTTAAGAGCATATTGTAAAGATTTAGAACGAAATAGAGTGATTTAGATGAAAAAGAAATGTTTTTTTTCTATAAAATAGTGAGAGTTCATGTATATCATTGGCAGTTGCCAAGAGTCGGAATAGGTGGTATAATAGCAAAAGCGAACTAATGTTCGGTTCTATTTCCCACAGCCGAACATATACTGTAGTGTAGGCGGCAGTTGCGACAGGGAGGGTTATTTATGGATTATAAGAAGGAAATTATTGAGATGATAGATAAAATAAATGATGACAGTCTGCTTGAATTCTTCTATAGATTCATTGCCAGAGTATTAAAAAACCGGGGAAATTAATCCCCGGCTTTATTTTTGGAATAGAGAGCATCTACGTAGCCATAAACTAACTGTTGGTCGTCTTTTGGAAGATTAGTGAGTTTTTCAATACAGGACAGTAGCTGTGGATTTCCTGAGATATCTGCGACTAATTCTGCATTGTCTGGCTTATGTTCCGTCCATCCCATTAAGTAAGCAGGCGATACGCCTAATGCCTTAGCATAGTCACGCACTTTCTTTATAGAAAGTTCTCTTGAATTTTCAACCTTATTCACGGAAGATCTTGACTTATATCCAAGTTTTAATGCCAGTTCTTCTTGCGTCATGTCTAAATTTTCACGGCACTTTCTAATTCTTTCTCCTATGTTCATGGAGTTTACCTCCTTTCTGCTTACAATGAGAGTATAACATGTGTTGAAAAATATTTCAACATTTTTTGAAAATATTGTTGACAAAAATATCAACACGGGTTATAGTGTTAAATGTAGACAGAAACATCAACAAAAAGAAAGGAGGAACAGGAATGGTTGATACTCCATTGCTTGAACAGAGAATTAAAGACTCTGGAAAGAAATATGGATATTTGGCTGAGAAATTAGGGATTTCAAGGCAGTATTTCAGAATGAAATGTAAGAACAAGGCAGACTTCACAAACAGGGAAACAGATATTCTCTGTAGTGAACTTGGAATCACATCACTTACTGAGAAAGAAAAAATTTTCTTTAAAAAGTAGACAAAATCATCTACAAAGTTCTTAACTAGAAAGGAAGTGAAAACAGTTGAGCAGATCAGCAAGGAGAAAATTCCGGTCCCTGGAAAGAAGAATTGCCAGCCTTGAATCGCAACTTCAAGACCAGCAACAAATTATTTCTTCTCAGTGTCCGAAAGTCCGCCCTGAATCACTTTTAGAACGGGCGGTTCGTGATGCTCAGTCAGGTGTTCATATTCCAGCATTCCGAATGAATCTAGGTAATCGAACATTATTTGAACAGAAGACTGAATAGATGTATTTACGGCATTTCTGATGATTTGGAATTGTTCTTTTGATATGCAAGGTTCGTCTTCCGGCAGACCTTGTAACAGGCTCTGAGCAATATTAGCGGAATTTTCCGACAGGATTCTTTCAACATCAGAGTTAATGACCGACATAAATTCATCATAAGTCATTTTTTTTAATACCTCCTTTCCAAAGGAGAGTATAACACAAAATCAAAAAACGAAACAAAGAAAGTGATTTGCGGATGACTTTGGGTTACGCAATCGCATTGAGGGATAAAGAACAAAGGAGGTGAAAAAAAACAGTGAAGCGCAAGAAAAAAGAAATCGACAAAACAATTTCTGACCTGTGGAATCGTATCTGGGATTTGCAAGACCAGACAAACAAAATCAAGAAAGCAGTTCTGACAGGTGAAAAAGGTGATTTAAAGATGCCAGAAAGAAGGATTGTTCCTCCAGATGAGCCTATTCCGTTTGGCGGGGCAGTAGATATGGACTGTATCTTTGAGAAAGAATCATGTGAACAGGTAGACGTTGAATTTACAGTGAAAGAAACTTTGCAAATGTATTCACATTATGTAGATTCATTGTCTACCGATACACATGTATTGGGAGTTATTGCAATAGTTTCTTTAATAATTGCAATAGTGGCTCTGCTTGTATAGAAATTGAGAAAAGACTGGTAATCAGCGCAATGATTGACAGAATAGTTGTTATCCAAAATCTGGATATATCTTGAAAATATGCTTTCATGGCGACTTCACCCGCTTGTGTGATTTCATATGCGTGGTCTTGCGACCTTGAACGCATAAAGCACTTTTTACTGAAAAGGTATCTGCAAGCATCTGCTTCACGCTGATTACTAGGTGTAAATCCACAATTTCTTAAAGCTTTTTTCAATATTTTATATTGATATCTTGTTATCAAATGAACACCTCCTTCACAGGAGAGTATATCACAAGAAAGGAGTGAGCGCATGTCTGAAAAAGAAAAAAGAATCGTTGAAAAGCTGAAAAACGCGATTCCTAATATGTCAGAATTTGACAAGGGATACATTCTCGGTAAGACGGAAAGCTTTTCCGAGAATAATCTGGAGAAAAAATCAGATAAGAAAGAAGCTGCAACTTCGCAGTATTAAAGAGGAGGAAGAAAATGAAGAAATTTGAATTAACATCAGAAACCAAAATTAACATTTTCGGAAAGAAACTTTTCAGAATCAAAGCGCTCATTTCATTTGGAGATGTAAAAGCCGGAGAAACTGGTGGATGGGTAGAAAAAGAAGAAAATGTAAACCAGTCCGGTGATGCATGGGTGTACGGTGATGCATGGGTGTACGGTGATGCAAAGGTGTCCGGTGATGCAAAGGTGTCCGGTGATGCATGGGTGTACGGTGATGCAAAGGTGTTCGGCAATGCAATGGTGTCCGGTGATGCATGGGTGTACGGTGATGCAATGGTGTTCGGCAATGCAATGGTGTCCGGCAATGCAAAGGTGTCCGGTGATGCATGGGTGTAC